ATATGGTGGTGAATCGAGTTGGATTCTATACGATGACAATGGTGCAGTTTATACCGCAACTCAAGGAACTTATAGTGGTCAACCTCAAGGTGTACCTATTTCACATTTCATTTGTGTTGATACAAATGTTTTAGTAGACATCGTAATTAACGATAGTTATGGTGATGGTTTAAATGGTACACTATATGGTGGTCAAGTAGATGGTGACATAAAAGTATACGATTGTAATGGTAATCTTTTATGGGCATTATCTGATACTATCCCAAGTGGTAATTTTGGATACCAATTTACATCCCCTCAATTTAGTACTGGTAGTGCTTGTTCTAGTGGTTCAAGCAATATTGCAGGATGTACAGATCCATTCTATTTAAACTATAATTCTAATGCTACAGTAAGCGATAATTCTTGTAGCACTCCAAGAGTAGTAGGATGTACTGATAACTCTCAGTTTAACTATGATCCAAACGCTAACACTAGCGAAGTAATGACTGGTGACTATACTCTTAAAATAAATGATGGCCAAGCAAATGGATGGGGTGGTACTTGGTTAGGTATTAAACAAGGTGATTGGTTATCACCTCAATACACAATAGGACCTAACGATGGTTCTAATTTATACTTTGATGTACCTTTAAACATCTATGAACCAGTTGAACTATATCTATTTACTACTCCTCAATCCCAAAACTCAATTGCTGAAGTAGCATATACTTTATATGGGCCTGAAGGTGATACACTTGTACACGTTCCACATTGGGGGGCAACTACATTACAATTCCCATTAATTCAAACTACAACATCTCAACCTACATTTGGAGATGTATGTATACCTAAAGTATTAGGTTGTACTGATTCAACAGCCTTTAATTACGATCCATTAGCTAACACCGATAATGGAGGGTGTATTCCTGTTATTGTAGGTTGTATGAACCCGTTATCATTCAACTATGATTCAACAGCTAATACAGCTGGTACTTGTATTCCTATCATAGTAGGTTGTTTAGATTCTACTCAATTCAATTACGATTCAACAGCTAATACAGCTGGTACTTGTATTCCTTACATTTATGGATGTACTGATTCATCTAAGTTTAACTACAATGCTTTAGCTAATACCGACGATGGTAGCTGTGTTCCGTTTATTTATGGTTGTACAGATCCTACAGCATTTAATTATGATTCATTAGCGAATACTAATGATGGTAACTGTATACCTACTTTATATGGTTGTACAGACTCTACAGCATTCAACTACAACCCACTAGCCAACACTAATAATGGTTCTTGTATTCCAGTAGTATACGGTTGTACTAATGTTAACTCAACTAACTATAACCCATCTGCTAACGTAGACGATAGTACTTGTATTCCAATTATTTACGGTTGTACAGATTCAACTGCGTTTAACTACAATCCTTTAGCTAATACAAACAATAATACTTGTATTGCTAAAGTATATGGATGTACCAATCCATCATCATTAAATTATAATCCACTAGCTAATACTGATGATGGAAGCTGTATTCCTTACATCTATGGCTGTACAGACTCTACAGCACTTAATTATAATCCATTAGCTAATACAGATAATGGAACTTGTATACCTAAAGTGTACGGTTGTACAGATCCTAACTCATTTAATTACGACCCAGCAGCGAATGTGAACCAAGTATCAGCAACTGATCCTTCTAACCCATGTATACCGATTGTGTACGGATGTACAGATTCTACAGCTGTGAATTACGATCCATTAGCTAATACTGATAATGGAAGCTGTATACCTTCAGTATACGGATGTACTGATCCTAATGCACATAACTATAATCCTAATGCCAACGTATCAGATAGCTCTTGTGTTTATGATGCAGGATGTATCACAGGACCAGGTAACCCTTATTGGTTAAATGATCCTTGTTATGCTTGGGTAATTGATGTAGACGAGTATTGCTGTACTCACTCATGGGACCCGGACTGTCAAGCATTGTACGACTACTGTGCTACTGAAAGTGGTACTCTAGACTTCGAAGAGTTTACTTTCGATCATATTGTAGTATTCCCGAACCCTACTACAGGTCAACTAAACATCAGAACCAACTTAGATGTTACTTACACACTATATGATTTTACAGGCAGAGAAGTAATTAAAGACTCTACTGATGACGTAATAGATATTTCAACATTACCTAACGGAGTGTATTTCTTATCTATTAAATACCACGATAAAGTATTCAATAAGAGAATTGTAAAAGAAGACTAAGATGAAAAAGTTACTGTTATTATTATTAATTCCGTTTTCAGTAAGTGGTCAGATAAATGTAAAGGATCAGATTAAGAAGACTCTTAAGTTCTCTACATTTTATGCTGCTTACAATGGTAATAACTCTCTATCAGATGTTATCAACTATTCAGTTACAGATGGGCTAACAACCTCAACCACTGAAACACCTTATGATTACTCAGCGGTATTTGGTATTAGAAAGATTCAGAGATTTGGATATGAGCCAAATATTCAGAATAGATTTAAGAACGGTACTGAAAATTCATTCTCGGATGCTGCTACTGTTGGTAGTAAGTCTAAAGGGTTTGAATACTTGTTTGAGTTTGATTACAGAAGACAGCAAGGTAAAGAGTTCTTGAATCAAGATCACTTTGTGAGGTACATTGCTGATAGTTACGTACTAAAGGTAGAGTACTTAGAAGATGGATTTGCCGATATCGGTTACTTTGAATCATCAGAAAGATTAAGACATAAGTTCAATAGAAAGTTCTCTATTAATATGGGAGCTATGCAACGTATCTCTGAACCTTACGGTTTTGATCCTTTTGCTGATTGTGTAAGACCAGATGGAAGTATCCCTTGGATGAAGATTGCTACTGATATGGGATACGATTGGGGACTAAATAATATCTATACTGACCCGGATGGCAATGTTGTAGCCAATAGTACAGAAGTATTCCAGGAAGTAATTGTACCTCAAATTTTGGCTGACTATGCTAAACAACAGAGAGATGCTTTACCTAATAAATGGGAACATTCATTAGTATTAGGGTTTGATTACTATAGATATTCTAAAAACTTCTGGTTGCATTCTTGGGCTAACCTTCTACCTTACCACGTTGATATTGATAACGAATATAGTTACCATATCTTCCACGGCGGTCAATGGATTGATTATTCTGGAGGTTTAATCTTTGGTTACAGGTTCAATAGATCATTAGGTATATTTGCAGAAGGGAGGTACCACCAATATTGGAACAGAAGTTGGTATGAATTCTCAACAGGTATAAATTATATTATTTTGTAAGATGGCTCAAAAAATAGACGAAGGAACACAGATTACATTAGATTTAAAGACAATAGGTATCATCCTATTCTTTGTAGCTACGGTTATTGGTATGTGGTTTTCACTCCAAGCCTCAATTGATGAAGCAAAAGAACTCCCAGTACCGCCAGATCCTGAAGTAACAAGGATGGAGTTTGATATGAAGGATCAAATGATCCGTAACACTATCCTTAACACTCAAGGTGATGTAACTGAGATCAAAGAAGATCTAAAACGTATCGAAGAGAAATTAGATGACATGAGATAATATGAAAAAGATTCTACTAACATTAGCACTTTTATTTTTAGCTAACTTATCTAAAGCCCAGGTTGTAGTTTTGCATTTTAATGCTGACTGGAATTCATCCCATGATGTGGAATGGGTAGAAGATCTATCAGATTGTGATGTAGAATTTATTGATATCGCAAAGAAACCTAAATTACAAAAAGAATACTCTATAGTAGTTGTACCTACAATCATAGTGCTTCAGTATGATGAAGAGAAAAAAAGATACCAAGCTGACTTAAGTTTTAAGTTAGCAGCTACTAAAGAGGAAGTTCAGGAAGACATTGATGAATTAATCCTTAGCGGATTCTAGAAGACTCTTCCTATTTATACGCAAAGAAGTTTCACTAAATTGTTTTAATATGTTTAAGTATATTAACAAACAAATTATGGCATTCAGAGATATTTTCAAAGACAATAATAATGTCAACGAAAAGAATGTAATAGGCTTCTTATCATTTGCAGTAATGGTAGTCTTTGCAGCAGCAGATCTTATTACAGGCTACTTAGGAAAAGATTTAGTAGTACAGGAGTTTATTTACAACTCTTTTGTGTTTATCACATTAGGTTGCTTCGGCATTGCTGGATTAGAAAAATTTGCAGGAAAAAAAGAATAGTAAATTATGTCGTGTTATACTAGAGAACAAATCGAATCAGCTGTTAAAGCAAAAGGGTATAAGTGGTTTACGAATGACAACTACGATGTTAATATTGTAGGAGTTAGAAACGCTGATACTAATGGAGAAGTAACAAATAAGTTTGATGACTGCGTTACTATCTCATATAAAGACGAAGAAGGTAAATGGCACTTCCATTGCTTTGATGCAACTACTGACCCAGGTTCACATTGGACTGAAAAGCAACTCTTAAACAAAAATGGAGTAGCAATCCTAAAAGAAGGCCAGTATAGAGGTTCGCATAAGATTGGCTTGCATCAAGGTAAGTACGAAGCACTTAGACAAAAGAAGCCATTAAAGGTATATAGAGACGGAAACAAAGACGATACTTCCGACTTCATTGAAGAGAACGTACACGAAGGTATCTACGGTATTAATATTCACAGAGCAACAGCCAGACCAGGAGGTAAATCAGTACAGGTAGACAAGTGGTCGGCAGGTTGTCAAGTTATTGCTGCAAGCGACGATTTTAAGTTATTCATGGAGGTTGTGAACAAAGCTGCCAAAGTATGGGGCAACTCGTTTACTTATACATTGATTAACTCTAATGATGTTGCGTAATGAAAGCTAACACCCTTTTTCTAGCAGCAGCAGTATCAACCACTATGTCTTTTATTTGCTCTTACTTTATGGAGCTCTACATGGGGAATGCAGAGCAATACTTAGCATTGATTGCTGTAGTGTTTATTGATGGCTTCTTCGGCATTAGTGCTGGCATTAAAAGAGAAGGATTTCAGACCAGAAAAGCTGTTAGAGTGTTACAGAGAATAATTACCTGGGTAGTTTTATTAACTGCTATCTTAATGGTTGAAAAAGGTTTTGCAGGAACAAGTTGGCTATCTGAAACAATTATCGTACCTTTCATAGTATTGCAATTAATAAGCGCCCTTAAGAATGCATCTATGGCAGGTTTTATCAAAGCAGAGGAACTAAATAAACTCTTAGACCGAATAGACAATCACAAGGGCAGTAGAAAGTAAACGCCTTATGTGGAAGAAGATTCAAGAGAGGATTCTCCCTTTCATTATAGCATTGACCGCTTTATCGGTATCAGCATCAGCTGCTTTCTATTCAGTTAGCGGTTTATCTAAATTATTTGCTGGAGCTCGATTTGAAGTAATTATTATGGCTGGTTCATTAGAAGTAGCTAAATTAGTTATTGCTTCTCTCTTATACCAATATAGAAAGACTTTACCAAGGTTACTTAAGTATTACCTAACTACAGCAGCAGTAGTGTTAGTGTTAATAACCTCAATGGGGATCTACGGCTTCCTATCAGCAGCTTATCAAGAGACAGCAACTAAAGCCGGCAACATAGATGCTGAAGTTGCTTTATTAGAAACTAAGAGAGATAATTACACAGAGCAATTAGCAGGCTATACTCAAGAGAGAGAATCTCTCAATCAATCTATCTCAGATCTTAGAGCAGGTTTAGCTGGTAATAAGATTCAGTACAAGGATAGAGAGACAGGTCAGATTATAACCACTACCTCAAGCTCTAATAGGAGAGCATTTGAGAGACAATTAGATCAAGCTTTAGAAAGACAAGACGTACTTAATGAAAAGATCGACGATGTAAACCAATCTATCTTTGATTTAGAAACAGAGATAGTAGAAGTTGAAACAAGCTCAGATCTAGCAGGTGAATTAGGTCCATTAAAATACTTATCTGGATTGACTGGTATCCCGATGGATAAAATCATAAATTACTTATTACTAGTAATTATATTTGTTTTTGATCCTCTAGCAATCGCTCTAGTAGTTGCTGCAAATTACGCTTTTGAGCAGTTACGTCCTAAGAAGGTAAGATTAAAATTACCTACTCCGGAAAAAGTTAAAGAAGTTCTTTCTGTTGAAGAAGAGGATGATGGTATGTGGACTGAAGAAGAGATGGAGGATTTCAACGAGCAGTTTAATGCTGATGACATGCTACCTGATGAAGAGGAAGAAGACCTCCAACCAACTACAGAGGAATCCTCAGTAGTTGAAGAAGATTGGAAGGTTGTCGATGAAGAGCAAGAGTTTGATGAATTTGATTTAAATCAAGATGGAGTAGTGGATGAACGAGAAGCACAATTCAAATCAGAATCTCTCCGTATTAGATCTATCGCAGGATTATCTGTATGGCGTAAAAATAAGATGATAAAAGAACTTAAAGAAAAGTTATTCGGTAGAGAATCAGATGATACAAAAAAGATTTATTAAAGGTTGTATATTGTTAATTTTATTCTTATATTATAGTTATGTTTGATATCCTTACAGTAGTTGCAGGTTTATTTTTATTTGCAGTAGTAGTCACTCCGATAGTATTGAGTGCTATTATTATATTTAAGATGCCGACTCAAAAGAGAGAACCTAGAGTATCTCCAGAACACATCGCTCAGTTAGA